GCCCTGCGAACCTTGCGGCCCGGTCGGGCCGGGCGGCCCCTGCCCGCCGGTAGGCCCGGGCGGCCCGGCCGGCGGGGTCTGCCAGCCTGCCGCCGTCGCCCCCGTCCCCGTCAACACCAAACCGGGGGCCGGGGTCCCCGACACGGCCACCCCGTTGACGGCCGCCACCGTCGGGTTCGGGTAGCCGCCGGCCAGATCCCCGCCGGCCGGGCCCGTCGGGGTGGCCGGCCCGGCCGCCTTGGCCGTGCCGTCCGGGTTGTGGCCGACCAGCAGATAGTCGTTCAGGATCTGGCCCCAGGCGTCGGCGTCGCCGTCAACAGCCGGCAGCCTGGCCATCAGCCCGTCTCCCCGTACATGCCGCCCCCATAGCTGCTGTGGCCGAACCCGAACGTCTGCACCAGGTTCGGCCCGAACCCGGCATCCGTCAACAGTTGCGCCTCGCCGTCATCGACCGGCCAGGAGTGGCCGCCGTAATAAACGAACAAAACCTCCGGGTCGATCGGCACGATGATCGGCGCCAGCGACCCCACCCCCCACGTCGAGGACAGGGCGTCGTTCGGCACGATCGGGGCGGTCGGCCACACCCCCCGCACATCGTCACGCGGGTAGGTGCCGTCCGACAGCTTGTACACGTTCACCCCCCGCAAGGTGCGAGGAAAATAGCGCATCAACCTCGAGCCGGGCGGGCCGCCCCGGATGTCGTCGAAGACGCCCATCACATCCTGGGCCGGCACCGGACCCACATACGGCTCCTCCGGCGGGGTGAACAGCCAGGTGGCCACCGGCGCTCCCCCCTTCTAGGACGGCCCCGAGCTGGAGGTGGTCGACTGGGGCTGGGTCTGGTAGGCGGCCGGGTTGTAGTCGTCGAAGTCGCCGTCGCGGTCCAGGCCGGCATCGCCGGCCAGCGGGTAGCGGGGCGGCGGATGCTGCTGGCGGCCGGCCCCATCGGTCGGCATGTTCGGCCGCAGCCAGCCGTCGTTTCGCAGCTGGTCGCCGATCGTCGACGGATGGGTGATAGCGCAATAGTCGGTCATCGACTCGCGCTGGCGGCCGGTGTCGAACTCGCCCGAGCTGCGTCCCACCGTCAGCCCCTCCCCGTCGGCGGGCCCATCAGGGCCGCCCCCGGCGCCGGGGTCATCGCCCCCGGCATCATCGGCGGCACCTTGCGGGCCGCGGTGGCCTTGCGGGGCGTGGCCCGCCTGGCCGTCTTCTTGGCTGCCGCCCGCTTGGGGGCCTGCTTTTTGGCCATCTACTTTTTTCCTTTCCCGCCCGCCGAAGAGCCGAGCACCCGGTTGGCTTTAGCGTTGATGCGGGCCCGCTCGGCCGGGCTGGCAAACCGTTTGGCGTAGGCTTTGGCCACCGCCGCATGCTTCTTGTCCGGCATCGGGTAGGAGCCGGCGGCGGCCTTGCCTTTGGCCGAGCCGGCCTTCTCCGGCAGCCCGAACTTCGACTGCGGAATGTTCTTGCGGGCCGCCGCCGACAGCTTGGCCATCAGTGGTCGACGGACATCTGCCCGGGCGGCTCGAACAGGTCGCCCCGCCCGCTCATCGTGTCCGGCTGCGCCGTGTCCGGGTGGGCGATCATCGACGGGCGCAGAAACGGCTCGGCCGCCCCCGTCTGGGTGGACACCCCGGTGGTGCGCTCCGTCGACGCCATCGTCTCCCCGCCGTTGCCGGACTCTTCCCAACCTCGGTTGCTCATGGTTTCGTTCCCTTCTGCTCTAGTGGCCGGACACGAACGCGGTGCCCGACGCCACCGTCGTGTTCGACAACTGGGTGACCGTCACCGTCGGGTTGCCCACCATCTCCGGCACCATCGAGATCGACGCCGCCCCCGTCCCGTCGGTGGTGACCGTCTGGGTGTAGGTGCCGCCCCCGGCCGTTTTCACCGCGAACGTCACCGGCGTCGACGCCGGCCCGCCGGTCAGGCTGATGGTGGCCGTCTTGTGCTGCACCATGTTGGCGAACGCCACCGCCGCCGCCAGCGGCTGCGGGGCCGCCTGGGTGTGGGGGTGGCGCTGGCTGGCCATCAGTGCGACCCGGCCTGGGCGTTCAGGCCGATCGACGAGGCCGACTCGATGCGGAGCAGGGCGGCCTGGCGGAAGATGCCGTAGCCGACCAGGTCGTACCAGCCGATAGGCACGAACCGGCGCAGCGAGTCGACCACCGGGCCGGGCACCACCAGCGGATATTCGCCGTTGCCGTCCACGTAGGAGTAGGCCTTGGCCAGCGCCTGGCGGCCCAACGCCAAAGCCAGGTAGACGTCGGTGGTGGCCGGACCGGAGCCGGAGTCGGCCAGGATCTGCACCCTCGGGCTCTCGATAAACCGGAACCCGGAGAACGAGCCGATCTCGCCGGTCCAAATGTTGTCCGGGGCCGAATAGGCGTGCGGCTCGTTCCAGGTGGCCGAGCCGGTCTGGCCGCGCAGGTCGAACGCCTGGTCGGGGTGGATGAAAAAGAAGTAGTAGCCGCCCATGTTGGCCACGTTGTTGCGGACCAGGGTGGCCCGGGCCGAGCGGATGTCGGCCGCCACCAGCGTGTTCTTGGGGGCCACCTGGTTGCGGGCGGTGGCCACGTTCGAGCCGTCGCCGATCGCATAGGCGACGTTGGTGCCGGCCGTCAGCACGTTACGGACGATGGTGTCCACGCTGATGCCGGCGTTGAAGCCGACCGCGTTGGCCACCACCGGGTCCAGGTTCACGAACGACGTGCCCCGGGCCAGGGCGGTGGTCGTCACCGCGTTGCCGTACTCCAAAAGGGTGACCAGCACGGTCGTGTCCGACAGGGTCACCGGGGTCACATCCGTCGACTCGTTCAGAGGGGTCGAGGCGATAGCCAGGTCGGCGACGATCGTGAACTGCACGCTCGAGCCCGGCTGCGACTGGTTGGTGGGGCGAACGTCGGCGACGCCGTCGAAGTACAGCTCCGGGCGCAGGGCGTAAAACGCCAGCAGCTCGTAGGCCTTCTGGGCGAAATCGGTGGACGCCTGGACGGTGAGCGCCATTAGCTCCTTCTCCTCCGGCCTGCTAGCCGGTCACATGCAACTTGATGTCGTTCTCCCGGACGATCCGCATGATCTCGTCGCGGGCCTGCTCCTCGTTCCGCCAGTGGATCTTCCCGGCGTCGGCCAGCTGGCGGGTGATCTCGTTCTCCTGGGACGGCTCCCGGCCGCCGGCCGAAGCCCGGCCCAGCATCTCGTGGCCGGCCATCTCGTCGGCGTCGGCCGGCGGGGGGCCGATCAGCCGGGCCGCGACGGCCTCCGCCCGGATGGCGTCCCGGTCCAGGTCGCCCTCGTAGGCTTTCACGAAATATTTGAAGGCCGGGTCGTCGACGTCGATGCCGGCCTTGGCGAAAGCCAGCTCGCGGCGGGCCGCCTCCAGCTCGCTTCTGGTCGAGTGGAGCTCTCTGCGATCCCGCTCCAGCCTTCTGACCTCCCGCCGGGGCAGGGTGGCCACCTTCTCCTCGACGCCCTCGTAATCCTCGGGGTCGAAACCTTCGACGTCAGACATGACACAATTCCTTTCGCGTCGAACGCGAGCAAAGACGCGGCCGACGGGGGCACTGCGATGGGGCTCGAGCGGTTGCGTGTCACCGTCCCTGCCGCTCGGAGAGCAGGCGGTGCGCCGGACGGCCCTGAGAGCTCACGTCCTGGCGCGAATAGTAAAGCTGCGGCGACGGCTATGTCAACGCTGCACCCGGCCCAGGCCGGTCGCCCCCTGCTGGGTTTGGGCGATCTGGGCGCCCGTCTGGGTGGTGCCGGTCTCGTAGGCGGCCTGACGTTGCAGCTGCTGCTGGGCCTGGGCGTTCGAGCCGAACTGGGCGTTGAGCAGATCCTCCTGGCCGATAACCGGGGCCTGCTGGCCGGGCAGGTTGGTGTACAGCTGCTTCTCGCCGGCCAGCTTCTGGAAGCCCTGCTGGGCCTGGGCGAAAGTGACGTTCATCTGGGCCAGCCGCAGCGCCTCCGCCTGGGCCACCTCGCCGAAACCGGACATGGCCGACGCCCCGCCGATCTGGGCGGCCACCGCCCGCTGCTGCAACAGCGGGGTCGCCTTGTTCGGGTCCAGAAAATAGGCGACCAGCCCCGACGGGCCCACGTTGTAGTAGTCCTGGAACGCTTTGACCACCGTCGGGTCGGCGTTGGCGACCGCCTCGTAGCCCTGCTGGACCCGGGTTGACAGCTCGTTCGGTGACACCTGGTTGGCGATCAGACTGTCGTAGGAGGCGTAGCGGGGGGGCAGGCCGGCCTGGTGCAAGATCTGGCTGTACTGCTGCTCGACGCTGATGTACTCGGCCGGGGTGATCGCCACCCCCTGGGCGGCCAGGGTTCTGATAGCCGGGAAGCGCTTCTCGAACTGGGGGGTTTGCTCCAGGTTCAGCTGGATCATGTCGGTCGAGTTGCCGGCCACGATCTGGCCTTTGGCCCAGGCCACCAGCGCCGTCAGGTCGTGGCCGGTGAACCCGTACTGGGCCAGAATCGACTGCAGATAGGCCCACGCCGACATCTGGGTGGATGTCATCCGGGCCGGGGCCGCCCCGATGTTGCGGTCGCCGGTCGGGCCCGGTTTGGCCGGCGGGGCGATAGTCGGCTGGCCGTTCACGATCGGCATCTACCCCATCCTCCCCCACGTCTGGGCCAGGGTGTGGCCCAAAGCCGACGCCTCGTCGCGGGCCTGCTGGGTGTACTGCCAGTGGTCGGAGCCTTTCAGGTAGGCCTGCATCTCCGAGTCGGTCATCATCCGATGCTGCGGGGCCTCCTTCTGGCCGGGGCTGGTCGGCGGCACGAAATCGAGGATCCTCGAGTACATCGGGTTGTTCACGAAATCGATCGAGTTCGGGTCGACCTCCATCGTTTTGGCCGCGTCGGTGCGCAAACTGCCGGTGATCTGATAGGGGGTCATGCCCTGGGCGATCTGCGAGGCCATGCCCGTCCATTTGGTGGAGGCGGTGCGGGCCAGGTAGGCGTCGAACTGGTTCATGTTCTGGGTGCCGCCCACAATGTTCTGCGCCCACGACTGGATCACCCCGGGGGCCAGGTTCAGCAGATACTGGCCGGCGTGGCTGCGCAGCTGCTGGCCCATGTCGGTGGCGTTGGTGTGGGCGACATCCTGGTAGACGACATAGGAGCCGATGGCCTGGTCCAGCTCGGGCGACTGCCAGCCGTATTTGATGTAGTCCAAAGCCAGGGTCTGGGCTTGCTGCATGGTGATCTGCACGCCCAGCTTGCCCGCCTCGGTCATCACCTGGCCGAGGGTCTGCTGGGCTTGCGAGCCGGCCGCCCCGAAACTGAGCGCGGACGGGTCGGTGGCCATCGTCTGCTCGTACTGGCGCACCGAGGCCGACGTGGTCTTCCACCACGGGGACGCCTCCAGCTTGGCCTGGATCTGGTTGGGGTCGGTGATCCCCCCGGCCACGATCTCCTCCAGCGTCGACGCCGCCGCCGGCACCCCCAGCATCCAGGCCAGATCCGGGAAGTTCTGCTGGATGTAGCCGATCAGGGCCGGCATGTCCGACAGCGGCGGCGGGGCCGACGGGGCCGAGGTGTTCCCGGCCGGGCCGGTCGGCTGGGCCGAGTTGGCCCCGCCCGGCGGGGCCCCGGCGAAACTGGCGTAGCGGCGCACCCCCAGGAACGGCTCGTTCGCCGAAGCCGACTGGAACAGGGCGGTCACGTTCACGTTCTGGCCGCCCGCCTGGATCACCTGGCCGCCACCGATGTACATGACCACATGGGCGTTGCCGCCCGACGCCCCCGGCTGCCCGTAGAAGATCAGATCCCCGGGAGACAGATAGGAGATGTCGGCCGCCCAGTTGCCGTCCTGGCCGACCACCTGCCCGGAGCGCAGCTGGGCGGACGTGTCCCGGCCGATGCTCACCCCGGCCCGGGCGTACACCGCCTGGGTGAACCCGGAGCAGTCGAACCCGCCCTGCCCGGTCCCCCCATACCGGTAGGGGGTGCCGAGCAGGCTGGAGGCGTACCCGTAGAACCCCGACCATTCGACCGACCCGACCCCGCCGCCCAGCCCGCCGCTCGACGGCATGTAGGCGGCCGGGGCCGCCCCGCCCCCGCCGTACCCGCCGCCGCCGCCGCCGGTCGGGCCGGCCTGGTAGCCCAAACCGATCGACGTGGTCGAGGTCAGCACGTTCCCCGGGTTGGTGCCCCACTTGGACAGGTCGCCCATGAACCGGCCCTGCTGGTTCCAGGCGGCCGCCTGGCCCGACTGCAAACCGGCCATGATCTGCGGGTAGTAGCCGTTCCGCAGCGTCTGGGCGGTCGCCTGCAGGCCCTCCTGCCAGGAGGTGTAGGCCTGCACCCCCGAGGCGTTCCCGCCGCCCATCACCTGCGAGCCGGCCATCCGCTGGCTGGTGTTCAGCGGGTTGTAGCGGGCCGTGTTATGCCAGTTGCCGCCCTCGGCGTTCGCCCAGGTGACCAGAAACGCCTCGTTGGAGGCGGTCACCGGCAGCCCCATATATTGCAGCAGGGCCGCCGCCCACTGGGCCGGGGTCGAATACTGGGCGGAGATACCACCCCTGTAGGGCTGGCCGGACAGGGCCTGCTGGGTTTGCTGGGCGTTCGTCGCCATTTACACGTGCTCCTGGGCTGCGGTGGAGTTGATCAGATCCCGCACCACCGACATCACCTGCACCCAGTTGTTGGCGTAATAGGGGATGCCGCCCTGCTCGGTCTCCGCCTGGTAGGCGGCCACATCGGTCGGCGACGGCGGGGTGGTCTGATTGATGGTGGTCGGCTGCAGATAGGAGTCGGCCGGGCCCTGCACCTGCTGGCCGCCGTAAATGTCGGCGGCCGGGGTGGTCGGCCCGGCCGGGCCCGTCGCCGCCGTCTGGGCCGGCTGACCCGGCGGGCCGGCGGCCGGGGCCGGCCCGGCCATAGCCGGGTTGGTGGCCGGCAGCGGCCCCATAAAATTGGGGGCGGCCTGGCGGGTCAGGTCTCCCCCCCCGGGCAGCGGCGCGGCCGGGGTGGGGGCGTTCAGGCCGGCCTGGCCGGCGGCGCCGAAATAGCCGGGCATCAGCCCGCCGGTGGCCGTCGGGCCCGGCCCCGACGGCAGCGGCCCCATGAAATTGGGGGCCTGCTGGCGGGTGAAATCCACGCCCGCCGCCTGCGTCGGGGCGGCGGTGGCGGCGGGAGCCTGGGCCGGGGTGGCAGCCGAGGCGGCCGCCTGGGCCGCCTTCATCTGCCGGCCGGTGTTCAGCGAGGTGACCGCCCCGTTCGACC